TCTATGCCCTTTATAAGGGGCGATAGTTGCAATGTCATACCTAAAGTTATCCTTCCCTGTAAGGAAGAACTTTAACTCACTTAAGTCACCACCAAAAGCATTAGACACATTAATATTATCAATCATGTCATCAATCTCCTCGTGTAGCTCTTCCAAACTAAAATCATCTGACTGAGCTTTAAAAGATGTACGATAGCATATTATATCAGCATCAACTAAGACTGGCATACCTTAGCCTCCCATTCAGCTTCTGTGTACTTAGTGCCATTGAAGTACCAAGACTTGGAACCATCAGCCCACTCAATAGCTGGACCGTCCTCACGGTGGGGTTCGCCATTGAGGTACCAAGACTTGGAACCATCAGCATACTCAATAGCTGGACCGTTTTCACGGTGGAGTTTGCCATTGAAGTACCAAGCCTTGGTACCATTAGCATACTCACAAGCTGGACCGTCCTCACGGTGGAGTTTGTCATTAAGGTACCAATACTTGGACCCATCAGAATACTCAACTAACTCAGGCTCACTAACCTTAACATCTACACCCTTCATGGCATCAATCATCCAGCCCATGTACTCATAACCTTTTTCAAGGTCTTGCAGAGGCTTACCCTTATATTTATAACGGTGTTGGTACTTAATTAAATTACCGTGACAATAGTGAATAAAGCCCTCAGGTCCAAGAACCTGACGGATGTAATCAATACACTCAATGTCACCCTCGTTCATTTTGTAATGCTTAGGTTTCTTTACTTCGTCAGTCATTTGTATCCTTTCTTAATGCCACCCATGAAACAGGAAATAACTGCTCCATGTACTCATCAATTTGCTGTGCTACAACACGTGTCTCTTCTTGTGTATCGTCCTTGAGCCTCAGGTCACACATGTCACTAAAGGCATCCAAGGAACCTGACCAGAACCACTCGGTCATTGTACTTTGTGGCAGTACCATACGAGCTTGCTCAGGTGCTACACCTTGGTTTATAAGTTGCTTATACAAAGATGACAATTGTGAACTGGCATCTTCTACAGCATACCTTGGGTGACACAACTCCCCCGAATAATCATAAATACAGGAAGTAGTAATTACTTTATTAGAACTACCTTGCTTCTTATCCTCAGCCTTACCACGCCACTCATCAGGCACATAAAACTCAGGCTCATCATCCACATACCTACGACTAATCTCATTCCAACGTAGAAACTTATGCTTCACTAGCTGACGTGCCACAAAGATAGGTGCCTTCACATGAAAAGAAGCAAACACATGACCAAATGGTGACATGTGCCTATGCTTAGCTAAGTAGTTGATGAGCTTCGTGTCACCCTTATCAAGGCCATTGCTTACCTTTTGCTTACCAAAAGAGACACGTGCAGCATTAACAACACTCACATCTCCACCCATCCAATCAATAAGCTTTACCTTAATTTGGTCTGGCATTACTTCACCACCTTTACTTCATAACCTAAGATATCAGAGATTTCTTTTACTGACAATTCCTTGACAGGGTTAAGTTTAGCTTTCCACTCAGCTTCTGTGTACTGAGTGCCATTGAGGTACCAATGCTTGTCACCATCAGCCCACTCAATAGCTGGACCATCCTCACGGTGGTATTCGCCATTGAGGTACCATTGCTTGGTACCATCAACACTATCAATAGCTGGACCGTCCTCACGGTGGAGTTTGCCATTGAGGCACCAAATCTTGAAACCATCATTATAAATTTTTACTTCGTATGTTTTATATGTCATTTGTTTAAACCCCTGTCACACAATCTTCTTCACACTCTTGAATTATAAGTGACTCACCTTCAAGTAAGTCTCCAATCATAAAAAGTAAACCATAAGGTGAGAAAACGCCATAATCAACCAACGTCCCTTCACCACTTGAAACTGCATACTCATACATAATAATATCTCCTATGTTAAACACGGGTAGGCAATAAACCTACCCGCATGTTACACCTAAATTAACCTGCTAGTGAAACGTTGTCACCCTCTTCTTCGGTGTACTCAACCAACTCTGTGATTGCCAACTCTTGCAAGCGTAGGCCAGACCCGTTCTTAGACTTCCAAAACTCAATGATCATCTTAGCTTTTGTGCCATTACCGATCATACCGTCCTCTTGATCATCCCACAACTCTGATGATGGGCCATTTGTGTGGTTGTAAATCTTAGGTGGACCACCAAACACGTCATTACCATCCTTGTCAATGTAAGGACCTTTGTTTGGACGCTTGGCTTTAAGGTAGATACCAGAGCCATAATCAGTGTTGCCCTCACGGAATGTAGCGTGACCTAGTTGAGCCTCAGGTACACCCGCTGCAATCATCTTGTCCATGTCACTACTATCATCTAGATAAAAGTTTACAGTGAAGGCACCCTCAGATTTCTTCATGTGAACCTCAAATGTGTCCATAGTTGCTGGTGTTAGTTTTGCCCACTCAAGTGTGCCGTCTAGGATAAATTTCTTGCTCATGTGTATTTCCTTTGTTTAATTAATGGATGTCGCTGTATGACATGCCAAACTGTATATCGATATCTAGTGTTACATTTAACTGTAGTTCTTCGTTTGTTTTATCAATGGCATTACGTAACTTACCACGTGTGCGATCTTCTGCACCCTCTTGTAATACCCACACACCCTCATCATGAAACTGAGCTATAGGCCATTCGCCCTCCTTTATACAATACTTCAACCAAGTGTCGAAACAATAGACACCTGATGATTGGTTAATAGTTGACCAAGTGTCCTTGGTATTTCTTAGGTTATGCCAAAACCCTGATATAGGGTTCTGTACCCATGTTTCCTTACCGATCTTACGAGCAGTAATTTGTTGAACAGCCTTCTCTACTGCCCAATTACGTTGCCAGTAAGCATCAATCAACTTCTGAGCCTTCATAACACTCAAGCCTGTTGACCTTGATAGCGTAACTGACTGTACCCCGTATACGCAGCTATAGTTAGCAGCCTTGTATGACTTACGTATGGCCTTAACTTCAGGACCACCCTTGTCTATAGTCTCCTGTGTAATAGCACCAGCAAACTTAGCTAAGTCCAAGTGTGAGTCCCAACCTTTCGTACTCATTACCTCACAATACTCAGGGTCAAATGGCATCATGTAGTGTCGTTTAGTAGTATCCTCAAGAGATACCTTATCGGCACCACAAAGCACGTTACCCTCAGGTGACTTAAGTAAGCCCCTGATTTCCTTGCCATAGGGCTTATCAACGCCGGGCAAATTAACAAGAGGGGCAACATGCTTAAACCTGAAAGTGTTTGTTAAACCCTGTACCCTTGCTTGAAGCTTGCCATTCCTTTCATACTTCAAGAAACCCTCTACAATACTAATTCTGTGAGACAGTACGCTGTAACCTTCCAACAAGTGAATAGCTGGGTCTCTATCAGATAACTCTAAGACACTTGAACATAACTCTTTAGATGCGTTCCTTACCTGAGGTATTTTACGTTCATCACGAGTACCCTCAATCCTCTTGTAGTCAAATGTTATAGGCTCCCAACCTAAGCTAAACAACCAATCCTTAATCTGTGTATGACTGTCTGGGTTAGCTGGGTTCCTATCTATAATATACTTAACTGGACCCTGAGTATTCTCAGGTAGCTTCTGCTCCTCTAAGAAGTCATACCAACGTATAGCATGTGCTGACTTAGTGCCATCTTGTTTAACCATTACCTTAGGCATGTTCTTAGTTGCATATACTATATTAAGAGGCATTGCTTCCGATAGAGCCACACGTTTCTCATCACGTAGTTTAGTAAGTTCCTCCCTTAGTTCTTCTGCACCCTTAACATCTAAGTCCCAACCTAGTTCCTCTTGTTTAGCAGCCATCTCCATCTTGAGTGTCAGGTACTTAATCAGACGTTGCTTTCCTTCATCATCCTTGTAGTACAAACGATCAAGCTTAGCACTTAAGTCTCTCCAAAGTCGTGTGTTGATCTTAACGTCTTCTTCACAACGGTGACCATACTCTTGAGGCGTTAGGTTTTCCCAATCAGTCACTACTGGCTTAGGTACACCATAATCTTCACCATAACCCTCAAGACCATGCCTTGATCTGTAGAAATTTAAGTACCAACTTAAAGCTAACGTGTCTATGTACTCATGTTTACTGAGGTCAATGCCAAGACAGATACCCAAGGCACGTTTGTCATAGCGTAGGAAGTCATGGCCTACGATTACCTTAGGTTCTGTAAGAAACCTCTTGATACTTAGTGAGCCATACAAAGTAGAGCTAGTGTCATCATCCATGCAGTAGTATGACAAGCAATGGATTTTACTAACTGTGTCTAACAGACCATCTGTTTCAATATCTACTACATAGATTTTAGTCATTACTTTACTACCTTTACTTCATAACCCAGCAGGTCAGAGATTTCTTTAACTGACAATTCCTTGACAGGGTTAAGTTTAGCTTTCCACTTATCCTCTGTGTACTTAGTGCCATTGAGGTACCAATGTTTGGAACCACTAACCCAATCAATAGCTGGACCGTCCTCGCGGTGTAGTTGGTCATTGAGGAACCAAGACTTGGAACCATCATCATAAACTTTTACTTCATATGTTTTATATGTCATATCATATCTCTCTTAGTTTAAATGTGTCAAAATCAAACAACAAACTACCCGCTGGACCCTCTAAAGTATTAGGTCTATTCTTCTCAACAAATAGCTCAGTTGTGTTCCTTGTTAACTCATCTTCCGAATGCTTATCCCTCTCTAAATTAATGATAACACTAGCACGTTGACCAATCATTTTGCAATACTTAAAATCACCATTTTCATTAGTGTGACCAATTGACACAATGCCAACATTTAAGTCTGCCGCTAGTTTAGACAAACGTACTGACAGGGTAGCCAATGCACTTTCCTTAGACTCCTCAGAACCTGTTGTAATAACGTCCTGAATAGGCTCAAACATAATGTATTTACACCCGTAACCCTCAGCAAGCAACCTGATCTGATCACATAACTCATCAGCCCCTTGGTCTTCCTTCATGAAATACTGGAAAAATGTACCCTTGTCAGCAATCCTACCAATACTTTCCTCTACGTCCTTCATACGACCTTTGTCCATAATCAGGTCTTTACGGGTTAGATTATCATCTAAGTCATAAGACACAAGACCCAACAGAGTACGCAACTTAGTTTCCTCTAAGTGCCATGCAGCAAAGGTCACACCACGTTCAATGAAGTTCCACTCTAGGTACCTCATAAGTTCAGTTTTCCCTATCCCCGTGGGCGCTTTGAATACAGTAAAGTGACCCTGCATCAACCCAAGTATCTTTTCATCTAAACCACTAATACCAGTTGGAATATATGAAAACTCCTGTTGTTCACGGAACAACTTAAGAAAGTCACTTGAACTACTTAAGATGTTATCAGGTGTAAACTTAGCAGCGTTCCACCAAAGGTTATTAAACTCCTTTGTTTTACCTTTTTCTAAGAACTCGTTAGCATCCTTAAGGTCACCATGATCTACCCTCAGTACCTTCTTAGGGAAGATGTTGTTTAACTTGTCTGCTACCTTGTCACCATTACTATCATTATCAATTGATAGGATGATCTGATCAAAGCTATCCAAGTATGGCTTTGCTTTATCCCAGATACTACCAGATGGCGTTGAGGATGGCAACGATACAACAGGGTTAACAAATCTCTCATTGTTGTTAATCATCTGATATACGGACATTGCATCCAGCTCACCCTCAGTGATCGTGATCTTCTTAGAGCAACCCGCAGGGAATAAGTTTTGACCAAATAGTTCAGATGCTGTGGAACCTTGTGAGTGAAATGCCTTCTCCTGTAGCTTACGTATCTTCTTGCTACCAGATGGATACACATAATATTGCTCAACATCAACACCATTGTTCGTTAATGTCTCAACGCCATACTTACGCATAACACTCTCACTAATGCCACGTAGTGACTTGTAACTTAAGTTACCCTCAAGTTTCTTGGGTGCCAAGGTAACTACCTCAGGCTTATACACTGCACCCCCTTCAATATCAGATGGCATTGGATACCTCTCTCTCATGTCAGGTTTGTACTCACCTGTTTTATTTGGGTAGATACCCTCGCACTTGTGACACTTGCCAACGCCAAGCGCAGGGTTATACGAAAAGGCTGATGTTGAGTCACAACCTACTTGTGGGCATGGCCCCTTAATGTTTCCCATTGCTTTTCTCTTGTCTCTCACGTTTTTTAAGCTCATAAGAGGCAGCAGATGCTGACAAAGACCCACTCTTAATGAAATCTTGCAATTGTTTTACAGTCTTAGTCTTCATTTTTTCACTACGTTTTGACATTATTTACCCTTCTCTTGTTCCCTAATAAAATCTTGCAACTCTTTTACTAACTTTTTAGCTGCCATTGTACCTAAGTAAACATCCGCATCACTCACATTCTTGTGACAATTTGTAGCTAACCTAATCTCACGTCTGTTGTTCAAAGGTTCTACTAAAAGAGTATCCTCGTAATTACAAAGGATTTCTGTCATTACTTTACTACCTTTACTTCATAACCCAGTAGGTCAGAGATTTCTTTAACTGACAATTCCTTGACAGGGTTAAGCTTAGCTTTCCATTCAGCTTCTGTGTACTTAGTGCCATTGAGGTACCAATGCTTGCAAACATGATCCCACTCAATAGCTGGACCGTCCTCACGGTGACGTTCGTCATTGAGGTACCAAGCCTTGTAACCATCAGACCTTTCAAAAGCTGGACCGTCCTCACGGTGTAGTTGGTCATCGAGGGACCAAGTCTTGGTACCATCAGCATAAACTATTACTTCATATATTTTGTATGTCATTTGTTTAACTTTCCTGTAATGCCAACCTAACTTAGGTATAACATATGTTTAACTTTAATATAATATTATTATGATTAAAACTTTCGTTTAACTTAAGTAGTACATAAGTAGAATCACTAAAATTAGACAAAAGTCAACAAGCTAACCTCAAATAATATCGGTTTTACCTTATTTACCTTTCATGTGTTGCCGAATAGCAACAGCTGCACTTGCTAGTGTACGCGATACGGCTTGCTTAGTTACACCTAATATATTAGACACTTGAACTTGTGTAAGTCCTTGATTTAATGTCATGTTTACAACTGTTTTCTGTAACTTACTCAGGTTCTCAGTGTGGGCATTCACTAGCGCAATACTATCATCTAACTTTTCCGATGGTTCATTAGAGATATGGTCACTGTAAGTCATGCCAGACTCGAATGAGTTTATAGTGTCCCTGTAGTGATAATTTAGCAAGGCACCTGTAATAGACTGTTGTGCAAAGATGCTAAAGTTATTGTCCTCATACTTGTCCCCATACTTACGTATGTACTTTGTTGCAGCCGTCACCAGTGTTTCTAATGCCACACTAATATATTCATCTGTCTCGTTAACCTCTTCAAAATAGTTGGCCTTGTCTACTGCCAACCTCATAGCTAAAGGTTTAAACTTAGTGGCAATAGTGTTTCGTTGGTTGGCTTGGGACTGACTTAGGTCAAGCCCATTTTCTTTTTTCCTTGGCATTACTTAACTACCTTTACTTCATAACCCAGTAGGTCAGATATTTCTTTAACTGACAATTCCTTGACAGGGTTAAGCTTAGCTTTCCATTCAGCTTCTGTGTACTTAGTGCCATTGAGGTACCAAGACTTGGAACCATCAGCATACTCAACAGCTGGACCGTCCTCACGGTGTCGTTCGTCATTGAGGTACCAAGCCTTGTAACCATCAGCATACTCAACAGCTGGACCGTCATCGCGGTGAAGTTTGCCATTGATGTACCAAACCTTGGAACCATCAGCATACTCAACAGCTGGACCGTCCTCACGGTGTCGTTGGTCATTGAGGTACCATTCCTTGTAACAATTACTATAAACTTTTACTTCATATGTTTTCCATGTCATCTTAAACACTCCGCAGGTTAACAACGTACACATTTGAAACGTTGTCTTTATATTGGTTGATCTTACGTCTAGCTTGGGCCTCTGTGCATGGTTCACCATCGATCAAGGTTAGTCCGTCAGACTTTAGTGCATCTTGCCCCTCAACTTTGCTAAATGTTTCGCGGGCAATGCCATAACAGCGTTGCTGGTTAGTTTTGTTTGGCATTAGGTTTTCCATTACTTTACTACCTTTACTTCGTAACCTAGTAGGTCAGAGATTTCCTTGACTGACAATTCCTTGACAGGGTTAAGTTTAGCTTTCCATTCAGCTTCCGTGTACTCAGTGCCATTGAGGTACCAGTCCTTGGAACCATCAGCATACTCAACAGCTGGACCGTACTCACAGTGGCGTTCGTCATTGAGGTACCAAGACTTGTAACCATTAGCATGCTCAATAGCTGGACCGTCCTCCCGGTGGCGTTTGCCATTGAGGTACCAATACTTGGAACCATCATCATAAACTATTACTTCATATATTTTGTATGTCATTTGTTTTAATCCTCTAAAAAAGTTATATAAGTTATAAAAACAATTATTACTGTTACTAATACAATGTCAAGCATTTATTTTACCTATATAACACTTGCTTACAAGTTTGTTCCGATTGTGTTTTGAGGCATGTTTCAAAAGCCTCATCACCTGTTAATACGATTGCTGTTAGCGCCATTACTACTATCATAAACACTAATACAAAACTTAGTTTAACATCAGTTTTCATTTTGTTTCACCCATTCTACTAATTCTTCAATAGTTTCAAATTCAGGACAAGGTATCATATTATCATCATAGTCAAAATAATAGGCATCACAAGTGAACCACCCCATCCAAGTTATTTTAATATTCCACTCATCCATTTTGTTTTTCCTTTTTACAAGCGCCGATCACATATAGTAATGCCAAAGCGATAGGTGGTATTGTGAATAATAGTGCGACAACAATTATTGCGGTTAATATTTCTGTCAATTTATCTTGCCTATTCTAACCAATAGTTTCTTTAATTTATCTAGTTCTGGGTGTGAGTGTACCCATTGACCAGTATAAGGGTTAAAATGGGTAGAAAAAAAGTTATCCATAATCTCATTACCTGTCTTTATGTCTGGTCTTATTTCTAAGCAAAGCTTATCAAAGGCAGCATCTGATATAATAGGCTTATCTAATATCTCGTAGGCATAAGCCGCGCAAGCTACCTTTATTCTTTTCTGAATCTCTTTGTTATAGAATACCTCTGTCAAAGTTCTGGCCCCTCTTCATAATAATGTTTACCCATTGTAATTAATTCCAAGCAATCGTCGTGTGATATATTATTGTGTTCAGCCATAACGCCAATGGTTAGGTAGTTATTAACATAGTCTAAATAGAATGCAATTAGTTTGTCATACATTTGTTTTATCCCTTCACCAACTCTTGATAAACCTGTTGAATTACATAATCTAGTGAGATGGATTGTCCGCTTGTAGTACGCGCCCAAATCGTCAGACCCATGTAATCTTTAACAACAGTTTCACCCTTGGATATCAACTTGTCAGCTAGCCAGTCAGAAACAAGCCAATGCTCGAAGACCTCGGTTTCATAGGGTTCTATGTTATAGGCTTTACATAAATCTTGCCAGTCATTCACCTCGAATGGTTCTATATCTAGGTCAGTATTCCATGCGACTAGCGAACCATCATCAAGGTAATCACCCGCCCAACCTGCATCACTTGCTGCATCCTCATAGTTTAGGGGGCCTCGGTATAGGTTGATTAGTTCATCATCATTATAGTCATAGGCCAACTTATCAATAAGCTGGTGTACGTTGTAAATCACTTCACGTTGTACGAGTTGGTCAATAGTAATAGTCATGGTAGTAAGTCCTTTTGTTTAAGCTTGTGTTTAGTAAGTGACATATTAAGTATTGCATATGTCACCAATAAAGACAAGGACTATTCTTGTTATACAAGCGTCAAGTTACCTAGGTGGGTCAATTCACCATTGCCATGGACAGCAAAAATCTTTTTTGAAATGGTACGTCCAAACTCGTTTTGCTCGGTACGTATGCGGTATTGATACGCAAACGCGCAAACTTTCAAAATGTCTTTTAAGTGACTCAGGCTGGCAAAGCTCATTTCTGCATCGAGAGTGTAACCACAAGAATTCATCATCTTTATGTTAGGTTCGAAAGTGATCATTTGTTTAAATCCTTTTGTTTAAGCTTGTGTTTAATAAGTGGCATATTAAGTATTGCATATGTCACCTATAAAGACAAGTGTTGTTTTATAAATTAGTCATAAGTTACTTCAGTAACGCGTTCATGCCCGTTTCTAATTCTTGTTAGCGTAATGTTATACTTATCACCTGCAAATTTTTCCTTTAACTCTTCAAAAGCCTTCTTTGCATATTCGTGATCCATCCATTCGGTTTTAAATAGGTGCCAATATTTTTTACCAAACTGGTCCGTATGAGTATAAGAGGCGATATTAACTTGGTAACTATACATTTTTAAGTCCTTTGTTTAAGCTTGTGTTTAATAATTAAAGATCCAATGAGTCATAATTGCGCCATCTGGACTTCTTAAATCAATCCACATACGTTGATCAACAAAAACCGTATCATTTATCATACGGGCATAATCTTCGACATCATCAATCGTGATCTCATTGCCCCTGTAATATTCTGGAACCTTACAACAATACGCGATATCATCTGTATAATGTGAACCATCATGGAAAATTAAGGTACAGTCTAGCAAGTTAGTCATTTGTTTAAGTCCTTTTGTTTAAGCTTGTGTTTAACAAGTGGCATATGAACTATTGCACATGCCACCAATAAAGACAAGGGCTATTTTAACAAATCAACTCTTTGGTGCTGATATAACGCAAGCCATTGCGTCCGCAATATTGAGAAAAATAAGTGCCAGACTTTTTAAATGGGTACTTAGAAACGCGCCACCTATTATCATATTGCTTGTTTAAAAACTTGTGCATTGCGTCCGCACTATTGAAGCACTTTACTTGTTCATGCCCTAGTTTTTGGCCTTGTTTCATAATTGAATATTTAGTCATTTGTTTAAGTCCTTTGTTCGTTTGTTGTTGATAGCCACAATAAACATCGGTGATCATAAGTCAATAACTTTTTTAAGATAATGCCAAATAAAATGATAAACTACTGATAACATTAGATTATTTATGTGAGACATATGATTATTAGCATATGTTATCCAGTGTTTACCTTAAGATAGGTAAGGTATACTGACCTATTATATTTGTGTGGTATATATATTATAATGTATAACTAGGGCTTCATGTGCTTATTGTGTAATGATACCAAATGGTTGCATGTGTAACGATTGTTACAGG